CACTGCGGGCAGGGCAGCAATGGCATCTTTTACATCACCCATGCGGTCAAAACCCATGAAGCATTCCAGCGCATCTTCGCGCTTGATTAGGTCACTCATTTCCCACACTCCCCATTCCACGCCCACTCCCCATCGTTCGGGCAGTAAAGCGCAAGCCCACGATTCACTGTTTCAGATTTCCAGATGCTGTTTGTTACACCCCAAGCACCTACTGCAACCATCAACCCAAGCCATAAACCAACAAGTGCCTCGGTCATTTCCGCCCCCGTGGGTTGTTGCGCTTATACTCGTCCATCGTCTCACGGACGAGGAACACAAACAAAAACGCCATTCCTGCCATTATGATGAGAAGGGCAATCGCCCCTACAAAGAAGACGCCCCAGAGTAAGACTTGCATGGTTATGGTCATTCCGTTTCTCCTTTCACTTCGTTGATTATCCGCCGTATCTGTGCGCGCATGTTGAGCAGGGGGCGCCGGTCCGTTGCGCCCTTAGACGCCGTGCCCTTGGGTATAATGCCGGCCAGCCTACCGGCGATCTTGATCTTGTAGTGCTTGCCCCCATCCTCTAGCGCATACTGCATACCCGCTGCTACGACCTCGTCGAGCGCCACCTGCACCGTGTTTGGTATGCGCCAGCTCATGTCCGCCCTCGTGCTTCCATTCTCGCTACAACGAGGGCCATAACGACCAGTATGGTCACTGCCACCCCAAGGTTCCACATAGTAAACGTGCCGGGGGTTAAAACCCCAACAGCGACACTGATGCCAAAGGCCTCGAACCGAGAGAGCGTCTTTGTAAGGATAAAGTTTCGGATCATATCCGTGCCTTGTCCCACGCCATCCGACCTAGGCGGTTGGACAGTTCTTCCAGATCGGCGGCGTTCAGGTCGTTCTTGTCGGCCAGCGCCGTGTAGATCGCGTTGCAAACCGCTTGCGAAGGCAGGGCACGCACCGAATCCATCAGGATAACCGCAGCGGAGCGTGTGGAGTGTGTGTTGATGTTAGGCAACGGCCTAACGGGTTGTGTCTTATTCCAGAAGGCCATGTGCGTTCTCCAAGATTGTTTTGACGTCATTCATGTTGTGTTCGTCGATGACGAGGGCGATGCCGCCCGCGTCGTTGATATTGTCGATGTTCAGCTGCTGCAGTGCCGTGGGCTTGTTGCCGTTGGCCTTGCACTCGAGCCCGAAGAACCGACCCCTGTAGCAGACGATGATGTCAGGCACACCGCTTGCGCCGTAACCACCCGTCACTGGGTAGAAGTAGTAGGCCCCCAGCATTTTCAGCTGGGCGACCACCTTGGCTTTGACTTTCTTCTCCGGTGTAGCTGCCACGTCACTCCCCCCTAAGCACCCAATAAACGCGCTCGTCGACACGCATACCGACGCCCTCGATCTTAGTCTGCGGCGGGTTCACCTTCATCATGGACAGCACAGCTAGGCGCTCCTGCATCCACATTGGCAGCTCGGACGTAGAGTTATATATACCCTCGATAGACGAGTCGATATCCATACCTAGGCACATGACCTCGACGGCTGTCCCGTCGATTGCCACCCGATAGACATTGTCGATATCGCCCGTCCACTGAGCGCGTAACGCATTGTTAGCCGCGGCGGCAATGGTTGCCTCCCCAAGTGTAAAGGGGCTAACCAACGTCGCGCTCGATAGGTCACGGTTTATGACTGCTTTGATGTCCCAACCGGACCGGCACTTCTTTGGCTTACTCCACATCCGTGGCTCCTCCTATGGCGTAGAACACCTTGTCATCTAACCTTACGCCAACGCCACGCACGTAGGTTTCGGGTGCCATCATCTGCAGCACCGCTATGCGACCCTGTGCCCACTCAGGCAGCTCCGTGGCCGGCATACGCGTAGGCACGGTGAACTCAGGGGCTATGCCATACCCCACCTTACATGTCGCTACGTCCGCCACCAGCTGGCCGTAGTTGTCAGACAGCCCGATGAAGTGCACAGGGCGGCTGTAAAGGTCTTTTGCTGCCTGCACTTGGTCCACAGCCGCGTAGAACTCGGCTATTGTGTGGTTCAGTTCCGCTGACGCGAAGGTGATGTTGCGCAGCTCCCGAAAGAGCATCGTTTTGTACGAATTACCGTAGCCAGACTCGCCAGTAAGTTTACGGAAGTGGGTGCGCGCCGTGCTGCTTAGCTCCGTTATATCCCCTTCAATGGGCCGCACCGCATCGTCTATTGTCAGCTTGAGCGATACCAGTGCTGTTGTAGGCTTGATATGCTCCACGGCATACTTGACAGCAGCCGTCATAGACTTGGTCGAGAGCATGGTATGCCGCCACCCAGACTTATACTTCGAGCTCTTAATGGTATTCGACCGGACGTAGTATTGGTTTACAGCAGCGCCGGACACCTTGATCCGTATGTCCCTGAAACCGATCTCGCCCATCGCGTGGATGTCGCCCGGTCGGTAGATCATAGCGATATCGTGGCTTTTGTTGTGGTAACTTACCCCACCAAGTGCCGCACATACGGCGTCGATGAACGCGACCAGCTCTTTGTCGCGGTATGAGGACTGCTCGTAGTATTCGTGCGTTTCGCGCGCACGGGGTGTGGTGTATTCCGAAACTAGATCGGGCTTAAACATGTCTGTCATTCTATTTCTCCTCACGGGTGGTCACAGTGAACCCACCCAACTTGCTGATCCATCTGTTGAAGCGGGTGCGAATTGTTTTGCTGCATGCGTCGTCTAGGTATTCTGTCGGTAGATTCTTGCTTTCAAGGTATTTCCTGTTGCTTTCATATTTCCGCATCACGTCGGCGATCTCGATCATAGCTGCAATGTTCAAGCCATGACGCATCGGGTGGTCTGGGTCTTTCAGGATATCCCGCACCAGCTCAGGTCTAGCCATATGGAAGGGGGTGGAACTGTATTTCCCATACAGCTCCTCCAGCCCATGCTCCTTGGCAATTGCTTCGAGCTCCTTCCCTTTCTCCCGTCCAAACGTCCAACTATTTTTCATCTGGTCGGCCAGCAAAGGATAGATGGCCGTGGCATTCGTAAACAGCGCGTCGATGTCGGCCTTGAAGTTGGACTTCAAGTCCTTGTTCATACGGGTGCGGTCCACCATGACCTTGGGCGCTTCGCCGACCAGCGTGAAGTTGCCGTTCTCCTCGCGCTTGAACGTGACGCTAAGCCCGTCGTCGCCCTCGGTGAATACATTCAACCACCGCTTAGCATAGTCGCCGGTCCCCGGCTGGCTTGACTGATATTTGTGATATTCCGTGACGTGGCGCGGCGCGCTGGTGGTCTTGGGCAGGTGCACATCCTGCCCCTTCGAGCGGTTATAGATGAACTGCTTGCCGATACGCGTCTGCTTGAACTGCAGTTCCCGTGGTAGCGCCCGCTCGATGAACGAATATCTGCTGTTGTGGTTCCACTCACCCGCACCGTTACGCACAGTGATGGTTTCGGTGCCGTCCGCATGCTTGCGCCAGACGATAGGCGACAGCCTAACAACTTCCTCTTCCGTGAGCGGGTATTGTTCGCGGAACTTAATCTGGCTCGACCCCCAGTTAAACACCGTATCGGCGTTGCCACCGCAGACCAGCACGTAGGTGCTGTCATTCACCTTGGCGATCCGCTCCCAATCACGACGGCGCGCACCCAGAGGACGCACATCGTCGGCCTTATGCTTGCCGCGCAGGGGTTTGGTGTCGTTATAGCGTTGTTCAGCTTCGGCGAAGCTGTTGATTTTATTGATCCAAGTCATTCCATTTCTCCTTAGAAGGCGGTTTCGATTTCACGTTGAATGTTTAAGCGGTCTATAAGCTCGTCTACTAGCGCGACGTTGCCAGTATCAGCTGTGTAGATTTCTACGTCCTCTATTTCCTCCCCGAGCCTGATGCTGCGAAAGGCGTAGGGGAACAGGTGCACGAGCTCCTGCTTGCCGTTCTCATCTGTTCCCCCGACGTCTGTGCCCCGCTCATTGGCAAACGACTCCACTAGGTTCTCCATGTGCTTAATCCCCTGCACACCATCGTAACTGTCATACCATTTGACGTTTATGTCTTGGTATGTCAGGCCCCATACACCGTCCCAATCATGCACTTCCCAGCACTTAGCCAGATCACGTGCCTGCACCAACGGGTGCAGCCGATAGACGGCCATCACCTCGTCGATCTGTTCGCGCCGCTCGAACGCGAAGGCTATAGCTATGTCGCTGTGGTATCCCATTACGCTCCCCCACTTGTCATCTTGGTTAGCTTCACCGCCGCTATGCGGTCGGCCTTCACGATTAGGCTTTCGTCGTCGTTGTAGAGGTATAGATACCCCGTGCTTCCCATCTCCTTTGTTAGGTGCTGGCCTAACGTAGGCCCTGCGGTGATCATCATGCCGAAGACCTCGCCGTTGGTTAGCTGCACTTCAGCTAGGCTATAAACCTTGGTCATTGCTCTTGGGTGTCCCTGTAGTTGCGACACCTGCAGCCTATTCTGCATCAGTGCGTCAGTTATCTTCTGTGCTTCTTCTGGCGTCACCGTTACATCTCCCGTTGCTTGATGTGCACAGCCTTGCCCACGTCCGGCACGGCGCTCTTGTTGTCGAGGATGACCCAGAGCAGCGGGTGGTGCCACTCACCCCACGAGCCGCCCAGATAGCCGTCGGTCAGCACGATGACGCACTGTGCCTTGATCTGCTGGTCCTGCAGATATGCAGGGACGCACTCGACCGTTGTGCCCCCGCCACCCTTGGGCTTGGTGGACTTGGTTAGGTTGGCCACCTCCTCGCCCTTGTAGGTCTCGTCACCGCACACCCGCGTGTCCCAGTAGAGCAAGCGGATAGCCTCGGGGTGGACGGTTTCGGCGATGCTGCCCACCTCGGACAAGAAGGCGGATAGCTGCGGCCCACCGATGGAACCAGACGTGTCGATAGCCACCACGATCTCGCCGATCTGTTCAGAGATACCGCTCGGCATATACATGCCGGCCCCGATGTAACGACGATTAGGCTTGCGCCACGTGGAGTAATCGGACCCTGCACAGGTGCTGGTGATGAAGTCCCGTAGCACCTCGCGCCAGTCCACCTGCGGCTCCAGCAGAGCGGCCAAGTCCCGATCCCCGCCAGAGCCTACCTTGCCAGCCATCAGTGCGCCCTGACGGATTGCTTCGTCGATCTCACGTGCCAGCTCGTCGCGCTCTTGGACCGTCATTTCCTTGGCGTCGTCCCAGCCGTGCTCATCGAAGCTAGTTCCCTGCCCATCGCTTGGCTTGCTCTGACCACCGCCCTCCTTGGCGCGCTTCTTAAGATCGTGGAACACCTGCGCGCTGTCCCATGCACGATACTTCTCGTCAAAGCAGCCTTTCTTAAGCTCACCTGTCATGGTGGCAAAGCCGTCCGCTGCGTTGTCGTCGACCAGCTTGATGTTGATCACGAAGTCACAGGCTTGGTTGCCCATTTCCGCGTCCTCGTCATACATCCAACGCCACGTGGTTAGGTGTCGATAGAGCTTGTGATAGCACTCATGCAGCACCAAGAAGCGCAGCTCTGCATCGTTCAGCTTGTCGACAAAGGCACGGCCATATACCTCGTCCCGCCCATTGGTATAGGCGGTAGGGCAGCGCCTAACATCATCCTCGACGCTGCGGTTGCCGATCATCAGGATGCCAGCAAGCGCGACGTATTTAGAGTTGGCCATGATGTCGATCACGGCCTTCTGTAGCCGCTGTTCAGCGGATAGGGTTCTGCCTAGGTTAAGCATCGGGTTTGTCCCCCTCTGGGTATGTGATTTTATGCAAGTCGGTGTAGGCGAGGGTCAGGATGGCGATCCAATCCCCCAAGGTGTCGAGCATCACCACGTCAGGGCGTGTCAGGTCCACACCAGCGTGCCACTTGACCTCCCCCTCCTCGCTCCGCGTGTTGTAGTTCAGCGTTCCAAGTTTCATGTCGTCCCCCTCAGCGTTTATCAGATGCAAACAGGTGGCTGTGCTTCATAGCCCACTGGGTGAACTTGCCATGGGTCAGCACAATGTCCTGACGGCCATACTTCGGTGCACGCACGCCATTGGCGAACATACCCTGCGCCTCGGTGTCGAGCCGGTCCATGTAGGTCATCCACGCATCGACCCAGTCTTTCTCGATGGTGGCCAGCGTGCGATACACAACCATGCACACAGCGGCAGCGGACGTGGGCACCTTGGCAAGCAGCGGGTCTTTCTTGATGCTGTCGAGCGAAGGCAGCTGGTCCGACATCTTGACGAAGGCCATCAGGTCCATCGCAGCACGCTCACCGACAGTGCCCATGAGTGCAGCCGTGGTGGTCTGGTCGTCGAAGTGGTGACGTTCCTTCAGGATGTCCGAAGCTGCTTCCAGTGAGCGGGGCGTGACGAAGGCCGCACGCTGCTGCTTGGGGTGGAAGATGTAGGGGTTGTCGTCAGGGTTCTTGTAGTCGTCGAAGCTGTGGAACAGCTGCGGGTTGTCCTTGCACCAGCCGAGCAAGCTGTGGTCGACGCCGTTGTTGATGCCCCACTCGATCCACTCCATGTTGCTCGGCTTGCGGGCAGTCACGACAGTGATGCGGTTGCGGGCATGGGGCGGCAGCAAGTCACCAACACCCTCGGCACCGAGGTTGGTCGTTGCGAAGATGATGCTGTCAGGGTGCAGGGTGTAGCTACCGATCTTACGCTCCAGCATAAGGCGCAGCAGGGCGTTCTTCACCGACGGGTTAGCCTTGCCATACTCGTCGACCATCAGGACGATTGGTCCACCATGATGCGCACCGAGCTCTTCGTTAGTCGCATAACTAACAAACGCTGCGTCGGCGCCAACCTCGGCAATGCGCGGCAAGGTGATGTCACCCAAGTCCTTGGTCGTGCAGTCGAAGTAGCACGGCGTGTGGGTGGGCAGCACAGCGGACAGCGTGCGCAGCAACGAGGACTTGCCTGTCCCCATGTGGCCTTGCACCAGCGTGGTGCGCTTGTGGCCCGTGGCGTGAATCAAAGCCGCGATCTGGTCGAGGCCGAGTGCATACATGGTCAAAGCATTGTTAGACATTGGATTGTTCTCCGTTTGGGTTGTTATGGTGAAGCCTAACGCTTCACCACAGTTCGTGGTCTTGCCATGTCCACTTGGACACGGTTTCGTCTTTGGCACGGGCGAACACGATAGTGTCGCCCTCGCCCACATCACCCCACATGCGGTGATCATGCCACTTGTGGATAAAGTCCGGTCGGCCCCATACTCTGACGGCAGCCCAGAACTCTTCTCCGCGGAAGCCTACAAAGTGGACCGACATAACCTACTCCTTCCTAGTGTTTCAGTTGTTCGGCGCGCTTAGCGGTGCAGTTCGGGCAATCGCACTCTTCGCCCCGCTTGTATTCGTAGAAATCGGTCAGCTGCGCGGTGAGCTGACGCATCACGGCCATAGCTTCTGGCAAAGTGCCCGAGAAGGTGCTGATAAGGAAACCGCAGAGGGCCGCAACGCGGACATCAGATAGGTTTTCAGGTAGGTGTGCTTCCAGCACATCGAACAGATCGTCGTTGTTGTAGAGGTCGTCCATCGTCTTCTCCTTATGTGTTAGTCCGTGGCCTAACGGTTGATCTTAGAAGTCCAAGCTGGGCAGCGACTTGATAGCTGCGTCGATAGCTTGCTTGGTATCGCGGCGCAGGTAGGCGTCGTCCTTGACCGCCTCGGCGTCGATCCCACGGAAGGCAGCGGCCAGCTTGCGCTGCATCAGCTGCATCTGCATATCGTTCGTCATGTTGCAGGTCTCCATCAGGTCCAGCACCTCCTGCATGCGGTCGAACACGGACGCGAAGATACGCGGTGTCTTGCCATCCTCGGTCTTGTCGGACAGCTGCCGCGACAGGGTGTTCAGCGTTTCGTAGAGCCGCTTCCAGATGTCGTTCATCGCACCCGTCAGCTGGCTGGCGTAGTGGTCCTTGTATTGGTCCCGCAGCGATGCCAGTGCCTCGGTGTTGATATCGAGCCGCCAGTCGCCAGCGTCAGGCAAGGGCAAGTAGTTGAAAGTAAACGAGAACTTCTTGCGCAGCTCCTCAGCGTTAGGGTATTCCCTAACGTCGAACAGGTCGCCTAGCTTAGCCTGTGACGCTGCCACCTCGAGATCGTAGGCAGAGATGAACACGTCCACCATGCGGTAGAACTCGGCTTGCAGCCCGCTCATGTTCTTGTGGTATGCGAAGTATTTCGGCGTCGGCAGCAGACGCGGGCCCATGTCCGTCCACGGCAGGGTGCTGTTATAGTGGATGTTGCGCACGTTGGCCGCGAACTTAATCAGGGCATCGAGCTCTTCGCAGTTCCACAGCAGGCTCTTGATAACTTTCGCTGTGCCATCTTCGGCCTGCTTGATCTGCGTCACCTCTTTGGACGCACCCTTGTCCTGCTTGCGCCCGGTCCACACGCCGATGCCCAGCCCGACAAGCATGGACGCCGATGAGATCGACTGCACGACAGGTGCGAAGTTCATTTCGATTTGTGCTACGCTGTTCATTCTATTGCTCCTTGGTGTTAGGCTCTGGCCTAACGGTTGGTGGGCGAATGCCCGATTACTCACTCACTACTTCTCAACGCCTACTAACATAATACACCATTTGACACTCTATGTCAATGGATGTGAATATTTTTACCCAGATGGGACGACTTTGTTTAAGTCGCGCAGCTGTGCCTTGTGCGTTATCAGGGTTGCGCCCTGCTTGTGCGCTATCGGTGCTATGCACCACCCAGCACGTGTTTCCCTTGCTGCCTTCTCACCGCAGGTTAAGCATAGGCGATAGCCTAACAAGGCGCGGCGTTCGGAGAACGCTGCCCCACACTCGTTGCACTCACACATCGCTCGTCTACTCCCCCCCTAACACCCACGGCGCGAAGCACCGCAGGTATGTTTCGATCACATCGACCTGCTCGTGTGTCAGCTGGATGTCGTTCCAGCGCCCCGCTAGGCGCCGCGCCGCTGGCTCCATGTGGCTGTTTATTTCCACGTCCAGATACAGGGGCAGACGGAAGTCATCCCAATAAGGGTCGCCCCTGTTAGTGTTTACCCGCACCACACGCAGGTAGGGCAGGATGTCACCGTTAGGGGGCGGAGAGTCTGCGGACTGGTCATCCCTATACCACAGGTCGAAATCGGCGGTGCCGCCTAGGTATTTCATGTGCTTGTGCATGATACCCCACCCCCGATGTACTCTCGGTTCAAACATCTGTTAGTCCTTCCCCTAACGTCCAAGGTGCAAAGCACCGCAGGTATGCGTCGACCTGTTGCAGCTCTAGCTCGGTCAGAAGCAAGTCCATGAAATACCCAGCGTAGCCCGACTGACGGCTTCCGAACCGCTGGGTCATGGCGTTCATGGCTATCGGCACCTTGAACAGGTCCCAATCAGAACCCCACGAAGCGTCCGAGATGCGCACGACGCGCAGCCGATATTCGCGCTCCATCTCTGACTCGTCGTCTTCCACCTCTGCCCGCCACCACAGGTCTAAAGTGGCGGTGCCGCCTAGGTATGTGTATGTGTGGCCGGCACCCGTAGAGCTTCTTGGTTCAAGCATCTGTTAGTCCTCCTCTTAACATCTCCGCCCAGTGTCCGCTGTCGACGTAGTGCGACTCTGCAGCCCTAAAGTAATACACTTGGCCGTTACCGTTGATGCGCGCGGTGCGCGTGCTTGTCTTGAGCCAGCCGTATGCCGTTGTGGTTGGCGTTGTGCGGAACTGCGTGCCGATAGGCATGTCGGCGAAGGTGACGCGTGTGTAGTGGGTCATCTCAGCTCTCCTTCTTGTTAGGCGCTGGCCTAACACCCCTTAGCGTTTCTATCCTCGCTTTTAGCGCGTCGCGTTCGCGTTTAGTCCGCGCATAGCTGGCCTCTAGGTCGTAGACCAGCCAAGCGTAGACACCTACCAGCCCGCACAGGCTGATCATAAACAGGGTGACACCGAACCACACCATCTCAGTCCTCCATCATCTCTACCGCTTCCATCTGGCGCAGCAGGGCAGCGCGTAGCTGCAAGGCTAAGGCGCGTAGCAGGGCGGTGTCGGGTTTGGTTTCTTTCTGCATCTTAGGCCTCCAACACGTCGATCATGCGGCTCACAAGGCACACAAGGGATGGGCTGGCGGGCATATGGTATGCGGTGGAATCGGCAGCGAGTTCGCGTTCTAAGCGGCGCAGCATCGCGGCTTCGCAGAGTTCAATGCGCTTGGTCCATGGCTTCATGGCGCGCAGGTTCTCGTTACGCGCAGCGGCATACACACGGCCAAGTTCTGCGATGGTCGGGTTAGGTAGCATGGTCGTGATTTGCATTGGATTTGTCCTTGTTGGGGTTGGTGTTAGGCGCTGGCCTAACGGGTTAAGTCTTTTGGAACGTCTTGTAGGTCGGGATGTCGAACCCTGCACCATACACGCCTTGGCGTGGGTATATGCGGCGTGGGCGCGGAGCGCGGGTTTGGACTTGCTCGGTGGCGTTAGGCGTGCACCTAGCGGCAAAGGCAGCGTCATGGGTGGAACCCGCACCAACACGGTTGAAGCGGTATAGATCGCCCCGCGCGATAGCGGCGGGCACGAGGGCAGCGAGTAATGCACGGGTCTCTTCCTTGGTCATTCTGGTCTCCTTGTTAGGCGCGGGACTAACGGCGTGGCGGGTGGTGGTGGATGGGGTTGATCTGGTAACTAAGACAATAATACCACAATGGGTGATAAGGGCAAGTAAATGGTAACATTTAGTTTATTTTGGACGAGTTTGATGGTAGGCAGTGGAATGTCCTAATGTTCTAAGTAATGTTCTAAAAGTATATATATATAAGGCCTTGAAAAGACTGCAATGTTCTAAATGTTACTAATGTTGTTGAAGAATTAGATATGCGAGACCGAAGAGTTGGCGGGGTGGTTTTAGGGAGATGGACGGCGTTCGAATGCGGGGGTCGGGTGTGTCTGTTTTGGGCGGAACATTAGTAACATTATGTAAAATCAATGACTTACGTGGCACAAAAACGTAACATTACAAAAAAGACGGAACATTGTTTGTTTTCAATGACTTAGCACTCGTAACATTAGTAACATTACATCATTTGACAGAACAATACCTACACATAAACGCAAGCGTTTTTTGTCTTGTGTTTGGGGGGTCGAAAATACTAGATGTTGATTGGTCCTAGATATTGATTTTTAGCGCTCAAAAATCAACATGTAGACATCGTTAGTCCTACGCCTAACGCGCGCGGCGTTGATGCTCGATGCAGCCGTGAGAACTGGTGTCGGTCCGTTAGGCCCACGACTAACGTCTCGTTACGGTCGTAACATTGTCCGCAAGGCCCGCGCCGCCGAAACCGATGGTGCTCGATGCAGCCCTGAGAACTGGTCTCGGCAGCCCGCGCTGGCCAGAACGCGGACATAAAAAAAGCCCCGCACCTTTCGGTGCAGGGCGAGGTGTCAGGCGTGCATCCACCACACCGCGATCCAAGCGGCGATGGAAACAAGTAAAGAGGCATAGTCCAGATATTCTCTGCGCCGTTCTTTGCGGGCATCAATCTGGCGTTTGGTTTGGTATGATCGCATTTCATTTTTCTCTTGGTGAAGGAAGGGGCCCTTGCGGGCCCCGACCGATTACTTCTTTGCAGGTGCTTTGAGCTCTGCACCAAGGCGCTTGCCAATTGCGCGCAACTCTTTCTGCAGGTCGGAAAGATCACACTTCAAATCCACCGCATCCTTGAAGGTCTTGGTGTAGGCCTTCTGCAGATAGCCAAGGATAATGTCGGCATCAGTTGAAGGTGTGCGAGGCGTTCCAGCGACACCTGCCATTGCCCGTGCTTCAAGGTCTTTCCGCACCTTGCCAAGGAAGGATGTGGCGTTGCCCTTCCATGTGGTTTCCCCGCTGATATTGCCCTTGGCCGTTCCAGCCAGAAGCACCTTGTTTGAAACCCCGTCGTCACCAAACTTGGCAAGGTCGGTATCAGATAGGCGCTTGCCCTTAATCTTGATCGCTGCAGCGCTGATCTGCATCAGTTGATCGCGATGCACCTTCACCTCGTTCGACACCTTGCCCGCCTTGACATCCTTGTCGGTGTAGGCGGCTGTGTTGGCATAAGTGAAGCCTGCTGCGACTAATCCATCAAGAAAAGCGAGGCGCGATACTTCGGCTTTCGCGCCATCGTCAAACGATTTGCGACCTGCAGCGATAAGAGCGGCGATAGAGGTTGATACTTTGGTCATGGTCTTATTCCCTTTCGAGGATTGAACCGAAGGCGTTATTGCCTTTCGGTGAGTTACTTATGGCATTGTTTGATAGCCAAGTGTAGCGTTTGGGCGCCGATAGCATCACTTAATAGCGTTAGTCCGGCGCCTAACGGCTTTTCCGGCCATCCGGCGACCCCCACCTACCCCCACCCCCGCCCGACGGGCGGCGTCGTGTTTGCTGTATAGTAATACTATTCCACACAAATACCTCTCTAAAATAGTACATTACACCAGATAGCATCAAACTACACCAAACTACATCATTTACTACCCCCCTCCCCCCTTCATTTTCGGCGCGGCTAAGCCCGTGCAAATACCCCCCACCCCCCTTTTTCTTTAGGGACTCCCAAATCTACAGAAAGGGGGCTATACTGTGCAAAATCTCCCAAAAGGGTGCACCCATGGAACTAAATATCGACACCGATATCCCCCTCGCCGCTGGCGATACCCCCGACACATTCATGTCAACACTAGAGGCCGCTGCAGGGACGGCACGCCTGCTGGAGGCCGCGGGGCTGGACTTGGAAGTAACTGATTTTGATCTGGACGACGCCGCTACGACGGCGCGACAGGCGGCGAGAAACCCGTCTGCTTTGCAGACCCGCTCCGCGGTAAAGGCCATCACCCGCAAAACACCTGCAGCCCTGCTGCTGACCGAGAAAATCCTGAAGGATTATGGCCACAAGATTGTCGAAGAGGCCGCTCAGGTGCGTCATATGGTGGTCAACAAGCTGATTCAGGAGACAGAGAACCCCGATGCACGTATCCGGGTGAAGGCCCTAGAGCTGCTGGGCAAGGTGTCCGATGTAGGCCTGTTTACCGAGAAGCAAGAGATCACGATCACGCACCAGACAAGCGACGATCTGCGCCAGCGCCTGCGGCGTAAACTGGAGAAGATGATCGACGTGACGCCGGAAGATGCCGAAGTCGACGCCGACTACGTTGACGAAGACCCAGAAGAGGGCGCAGAATGAGCACCGAGTTCAATCGGGCGGAGCTCGAAACGCTGCTACGCAGCGTCGATATGCTTGACGAGAACGAGCTCGTAGAAGTGGAGAAGATGCTCGAGGAGCTGGACAAGCGTGCCACGCTGCAGGCTGCCAAGGACGACCTGATTGCCTTTTGTTTATATCTTGATCCCACCTATAAGGTGGGCCGGCACCATAGAATCCTTGCAAATCAGCTGATGGCCATCGAGAGGGGGGATAAAGACCGGGTCTGCGTCAACATCCCGCCCCGCCATGGCAAGTCCCAGCTCGTCTCTACCTACTATCCGGCATGGTTTATCGGCAGAAACCCCGGGAAAAAGGTCATGCTGGTGTCCCACACTGCCGATTTGGCCGTAGATTTTGGCCGAAAGGTGCGAAACATCATAGATTCCGACGTTTACAGGGACATTTTCCCTGCTACGGGGCTCTCAGCGGACTCAAAGTCGGCTGGACGGTGGAATACGACCACAGCGTGCGAGTTTTACGCCACTGGCGTGGGTTCGGCCCTTGCGGGCCGCGGTGCTGACCTGCTGCTTGTCGACGATCCGCACTCCGAACAGGACATTTTGAATGGAAACTTCACGGCATTCGACAAAGCCTACGAGTGGTTCGCCTTCGGTGCCCGGACGCGTCTGATGCCGGGGGGCCGCGTGGCCGTGGTGCACACAAGATGGCATAAAAAGGACCTAACGGGGCGCCTTATTCAGGATATGGCCAACAACGAGAACTCCGACCAGTACGAGGTGGTGGAGTTTCCGGCGATTTTAGACGTGGAGGACAAGGAGACGGGCGAGTTCGTGCAGAAAGCCCTGTGGCCAGAGTTCTTCGACATGCCGGCGCTGTTGCGGACTAAGGCGTCAATGCCTGTGTTCCAGTGGAACGCGCAGTATCAGCAGAATCCGACGGGTGAAGAAGCCGCCGTCATCAAGCGGGATTGGTGGAGGATATGGCCGGAGGATGACCCGCCGGCGGTGGAGTATGTCATCATGTCCTTGGACGCCGCGGCAGAAGGCCACAACCGTGCTGACTTCACATCCCTGACAACGTGGGGCGTGTTCTTCAACGACGAGGAGAATATGCACCAGATCATCCTGCTGAACGCCATCAAGCGGCGCTTGGAGTTCCCAGAGCTCAAGGCCATGTCGATGGAGGAGTACCAGCAGTGGGAGCCCGACGCGTTCATCGTTGAAAAGAAGAGTTCGGGTACGGCGCTGTATCAGGAGATGCGGCGTGCGGGGGTCATGGTGCAGGAGTATACCCCCGTCAGGGGTTCGGTGAACAACCCCAACAGCAAGATGGCGCGTCTGAACTCTGTGTCGGACATAATCTCGTCCGGGCTGGTCTGGGTGCCGGCAAAACGGTGGGCGGAGGAGCTGGTCGAGGAGGTCGCAGGCTTCCCATTCGCTGAAAACGACGACCAAGTGGACACCACGATCATGGCGCTGATGCGGTTCCGCCAAGGCGGATTTATCCGGCTGCCGACCGACGAGCAGGACGAGCCACTGCCATACCGGAGAAAAGTTGATTATTACTGATTTCTGGGGTAGACTGTACGGCATCAGCGTTTCTTCTCCCTGAACGCTGGTGTGTTGTGGTTGTGTTGGGATGGCCCGGTGTTTCTCCTCACCGGGCCATTTTCATGAAAAAGTGTTGCTTTTGGCCCTAAGCGCCGTTAATACTGCTTTCGAGGGGCGGCAACATTTAGCAAACGGTAACGGGAAGCTTTTTGTATTGGTCGAACAAGTCTGCGCTACAGCCTATCATCCAAGCGCCCCTCACAAGTTTTGTCGGAGTGGCGCAGTGGTAGCGCGTTCGGTTCATACCCGAAAGGCCGGAGGTTCAAATCCTCCCTCCGCAACCAGAGAACTGTGGGTCGCTACCACAGCGTGACAGGGCGTTGGCTTGTGACAAGCGGGGAGAGACCCGCACAATCACCCCCTTCCTTAAACGTACCAAACACTGCTATAGTGGGTCTAGACCTACAGGGGATATGCCATGGCAATCGAGAAGCCGATGACGCCGTTCGAGTTCGGGCCGCAAGACGAGCTTGATGTTGAAGTAGACATCGCCACGGACGACGAGCCGACAATCGAAGTCGACGAAGACACTGGAGAGGTCTTAGTTGACTTTGGTGAAGGCCCGGACGGCCCTAGCGGGGACGACACCGCCCATGATGCCAACCTTGCCGAAAGCATTGACGAGGGGGAGCTCGAGAGTGTCGCCAGCGACCTGATTGAGTCGTTTTTGGCTGACCGCGAGAGCCGCAAGGAATGGGCCGCGGCCTATATCACCGGTCTGGACCTGTTGGGCATGAAGATTGAAGACCGGTCACAGCCTTGGGCCGGCGCTTCCGGGGTCTACCACCCGATGCTGACCGAGGCCGTGGTGCGGTTCCAAGCGCAGGCAATGAGCGAGCTGATGCCGGCATCGGGGCCCGTGAGAACAAAAATTCTCGGAAAACTGACTCCTGAGAAGGCCCAGCAGGCCGACCGCGTCCAGAACGAGATGAACTACCTGATCACCGAAGAGATGCCGGACTATCGCGACGAGATGGAGCTGATGCTGTTCCGCCTGCCGCTGGCCGGGTCCGCGTTCAAGAAGACCTATTACGACCCCATCAGCGAGCTCCCGTCATCTATTTTTGTCCCCGCGGAAGACCTAGTGGTCTCTTACGGCGCGTCTAACCTGCGGGTCTGCCCGCGGTTCACGCATGTGATGAAGAAGACCGACAACGAGGTCCGTGAGCTGCAGGTCATCGGGTTCTACCGCGACGTCGAGCTGCCCGCAGCCGAGAAAGACCTGACCGACATCGAGGAAAAGTACAACGAGCTGGCTGGCGACTCCCAGACTTTTGAAGACGACCCGCGCCGCATGCTGCTCGAGATGCACGTGGACATCAACCTGCCGGAGCCCTTCGAGGATGAGGACGGGCTTGCCCGGCCCTACGTCATCACCATCGACAAGTCCTCTAAGACTGTCCTCGCCATCCGCCGTAATTGGAAGGAAGACGACCCAAAGAAGCGCAAGCTGATGCACTTCACGCATTACCCCTACCTGCCCGGGATGGGGTTCTACGGCACGGGTCTGATCCATCTGATCGGTGGTCTGGCTAAGTCCGCGACGTCAATCCTGCGCCAGCTCATCGACGCTGGCACGCTGTCTAACCTGCCTGCTGGTCTGAAGGCCAAGAGCCTGCGCATCAAGGGCGACAACACCCCGCTGATGCCCGGTGAATGGCGAGACGTCGACGTGACGGGCGGTACGCTCCGCGAGAGCCTGTTCCCGATGCCATACAAGGAGCCGTCAGGCGTCCTGTACACGCTGCTTGGTAACGTGGTCGAGGAAGGCCGGCGCATCGGCTCCGTGGCCGACATCCAAGTGGGTGACATGAGCGCAAACGCACCGGTGGGCACCACGCTCGCCCTGCTCGAGCGCAGCTTGAAGGTTATGTCGGGTGTCCAAGCCCGCCTGCACGCCGCCATGAAGCAGGAGCTGCGCATCCTCGCGCGGATCGTCCACGACTACATGCCCGAGCAGTACGCCTACGAGATGGACGGGGACTTTAACCGCATCGAGGACTTCGATGGGCGCGTGGACGTGATCCCGGTCTCCGATCCTAACGCTGCCACCATGGCGCAGCGGATCATGCAGTATCAGGCTGCTCTGCAGCTATCGCAGCAGGCTCCGCAGCTCTACGACATGGGCAAGCTGCACTCGCAGATGCTCGAGGTGCTGGGCATCCAAGACGCGTCTGACATCATCAAGACCCCGGAAGACATGAAGCCGATGGACCCCGTGGCCGAGAACATGGCGCTGCTGCAGCAGTCTCCAGTCAAGGCGTTCCTGTACCAAGACCACGAAGCGCACATCGCTGCCCACATGGCCGCAATGCAGGACCCAAAGATCGCCCAGATGATCGGCCAGTCGCCGTTTGCACAGGCTATCCAAGGCGCTGCCATGGCCCACGTCACCGAGCATGTCGCCTATCAGTACCGCAAAGAGATCGAGATGCGTCTGGGCGTACCGCTTCCGCCAGAGGGCGAACCGCTGCCGGAAGAAGTCGAGGTTCAACTGTCGCAGATGGTCGCGCAGGCCGCTGCCAAGCTGTTCAACAAGAACATGGCCGACCAGCAGGCCGCACAAGCCCAGCAGCAGGCACAGGACCCGCTTACCATCATCCAGATGCGCGAGCTGGACATCAAAGAGAAAGAACTGCAGCACAAGATCGACATTGACACCAAGAAGCTGCAGATCAACGCCGCTGCCAGCGCTGGGAACCTCTATATCCAGCAAGAGCGTGTCGAGAGCGAGAACGACCGCGCCGCGGCCAGCACCATGGCAAAGCTGGCCACCGACGCTGTGCGGGAGAACGTCAAGGCCCAGACCGACGGTACGCGTCTCGCCATAGAGGCAACGCGAATGCTGCAAGAGCGCAACGCGTCGGCGCCAAATATGGGTGGGGGTGAGTGATGGAGGACACCATATTCACCTACCTGCTTCGTGGGCTGAACGAACGAAAAGAGGATATACAGCTCCACCTTGCGACAGGTGGGGCTAAAAACTTCGAGGATTACTGCCGGAGCGTCGGCGAATACACCGCGGTTCAACGCACGTATGATGACGTAAAGGACCTAGAGAAAAGATTTATTGCGGATTGACACCATCCGCTGTACTTCTTTGAATTACGCGGATGTCCCGCGCAAGGCGCTGTGAGCCTAAATCACTGCAGGAGGGACTATGTATACGGCTAACAAAGTCGAAGACGAGCAGCTAAAGGCTAAGCTGCCGGAACCATCGGGATACAGGCTGCTGATCGCCATTTCCGAAATTAGCGAAAAAACCGAAGGTGGACTTATACGGCCAGAACAGCTGGTTAAGGCCGAGGAAACGGCGTCTATCGTCGGATTTGTGGTCAAGGCAGGGCCTGACGCCTACGCCGACCTGAACAAATTCCCAAACGGACCTTGGTGCAAAGAAGGCGATTTCGTCATCTTCCGCTCCTATTCTGGCACCCGCTTCAAGGTGTTGGGCAAAGAGTTCCG